CCGCTCACCATCATCATAAACCGGAAGCCGTTGAGCGCGAAATAGCGGCGCGTTTTTTGTTTCCAAGTCCGCAATTACCTTTGCCGCAGCAACATCTGCAAATGCCTGCAACTGTGATTATGGCGAAACAACGGAAAAATAGCAACATGGGAAACCCTAAACTCCGAAGCGGAGAAAACCCGCACGGGTTCAAAAAGGGGTTTGATGAGCGGCGCAACCTAAGCGGCCCGCCGCCAAAAATCACAAAATTAAAAGTGCTCGAAGGAATTGTAGGCGGGAGTATCGAGCCGGAGTTTGAAAAGCAACTCACCATCAAGACGCTGCGTTGGCTGTGCGAGCAAACGCCGGCAGAACTCCGCACCATCGTAAAGCGAACCGACCTGTCTGCATTCGTCATCCTGCACGCAAAGTGCATTCTCAAGGCTATTGCGGACAAGGACACCAAGGTTATGCGCGACATCTACGACCGCGCGTATGGCAAGCCGACATCCAAAGTGGCCTTCACAGACTCGCAGGGCAACGACACGGACGGCGGTATAATCATTTACCTGCCCGACAACGGACGCGACGCCGCCACCGAACAAGATTCGGCTCATGGCGACATAAATAATCCTGAACTCACATAGCGTTTTACCAAACAAAATATGGAGTGCAGGCCGCAACCGGGTTTTCAGCAAAAGTTTCTCGCATCCAAAGCGGACATCGTGATCGGTGGCGGCGCGGCTGGCGCCGGCAAATCCTTCGCCCTATTGATGGAGAATGCCCGGCACATCCGAAACCCGAACTTTGGATCCGTGAATTTCCGCCGCACGATGCCCCAGGTGCGCAACGAGGGCGGTCTGTGGGATACGTCGGTACAACTGTACGGCGCTTTGCACAAGCCTTTGCGCCCGCGACCCCTCGAACATAGCGCCGCATGGGTATTCCCATCGGGCGCCCGGGTGAAGTTCAGCCACATGCAGTACGAAAAAGACATGTACGCATGGCAGGGGGCACAGGTGCCGCTCATCGGCTTCGACGAACTGACCCACTTCCTTGCAAACCAATTCTGGTACATGCTCACCCGTAATCGCTCGACCTGCGGGGTAAAGCCATACATGCGCTGCACGACCAACCCGCAAAGCCGTGGCTGGGTAAAGGAACTGATCCAGTGGTGGCTCGTCCCCGACGATCACCCGGATGAACGGCTGCGCGGCTACCCTATCCCCGAACGCGACGGGCAGGTGCGCTGGGTGACCCGGGTAAAGAAACGCCTGATCTGGGGCGACAACGCGCAAGAAGTTCTCGACCAGATAGCGCCGGGTGACCGACAAGACTATGACCTGAACTCCATCAAGTCGCTGGCATTCATCGGAGGGACGCTGGCAGACAACCCGCTGCTTTTGGAAAAGGACCCGTCATACCGCGCCAACCTGCTGGCACAGGATGAAACGACCGCGATGCAACTGCTCAAAGGAAGATGGTATGCGGCTGTCAACGAGGATGAACTGTTCAACTACACGGCATTGCAGGACGTATTCACCAACACGCACGCGGCGGGCGGCGAAAAGTACATGACGGCAGACATCGCAATGGAGGGAAGCGACCTGTTTGTAATTGTTGTTTGGGACGGGTGGAGGGCTACGCATTTCTACACCTACGAGAAGGGGGACGGCAAGATGGTGCTGGACAAAATGCTGGAAGTAAAAAACCGGCACGGCATACCCGGTACGAACATCGCTTTCGACAGCGCCGGCATGGGAAACTTCCTGCGCGGCTGGCTGAAATCCGCGATAGACTTCCGGGGCGGCGACAAGCCGGAGGAAGAGGACGGCACCAAGGTTCTCTTCAAGAACCTGAAAACCCAGTGTGCATACCACTTTTCGCAGCGGGTGAACACGTGGCAGGCGTTTCTGAATGTAGCCGACGACATTGTTCAGGAGCGCATAATCGAAGAGTTTGACGCCCACAGAAAGACCGGGTTCGATGCGTCCAACCGCTTTACCATGACCGACAAGGACGATGTGAAGGCGAAGATTGGGTACAGCCCAGACTACTTTGACGCGCTCAGCATGCGCTCGATATTTAGCCTGAGAAAGAAGCGGCGGAAAAGGAGCAGCAAATAATTTTGAGACTTCTATTCTTTATTTGAATAATGCCCCTATATTTGTGCCGTTGTTCATTGTACCAGACGGGGGTTCGCCCCCATAAAGATACCGTTACGCGACACGCCCGGCCCAGAGGTGACCCAATGGGTCGGGTAGTGGTGCTAAAGCAAAGATTGTTTTCATTTGGTTTTTTGGGGTTTATTAGCGTCGGCTGCGAAAGCACTCGGCGCTTTTTTGTTTGTCGAAATTAACGGCGACTTTAAATCTGGCGTCCTACCTTCACGGCTCACTATTGTTCACCAAAACTGTACATCAATGGCAGACCTGAGTAACATCATTGCCGGCCTCGGCAACCAAATTGATTTCCAAAACGACGAACTGGAAGCGGTTGTCAAAGCCGCATTCAATGCGGGCGGGAAAGCGCAGGCCGCTCTCCTCACCGTAGAAAACCTGGCGCCCGAAGAAGACCTCGAAGATTACACCACCGGTATCCTGGAAGTGACCAACCCCATCGGGCAATTCCTGGACGACCTGACCGACGAACAGAAAGAAGCGTACCGGAGCGGACTCAAAAAAGTCATCCGGCATGATACCCCGGAAGTCGAGGCCGCGCTGGAGGCGTTCGCCGATGCATCCCTCGACCTCACGGCGGCTGTCAAAGCCATGAACGACGCCATTGACGCGCTTTCTTCCGACGAGGGCGGCGAAGATTGATTACCTTTGCCCCTTAGTATGAATCTTGCATTGCGAAGCGTCGCGCCTGTCAAAGGGCGCGGCGTTTTTTTGTTGAAAATGTTACATTTGCCCCAAACTACTGCAACATGCACACCAACGGAATCAACAAAAAAGCAAAGGCCCAGTACTCGGTGACGGACGACATCGCCGAACAAATCAAGGCGATTGCCAAAAAACTTCCTCCTTGCTGCGAGGAATACAACATCGTCACACAGACTGCCGGCGCGGACCTCATACGGCAGGGGGTACACGAGGTAAAGAAGGGCGGGCTGGTCTTGCCGGTGGAAATCGGGCAGACGTATGAAGTGCCCGGCATCGCGCTCCGTGATCTGAACCATGCATTCAAACTCCGAAAGTTCTACTATGCGCAAGGTATTGTCGGAGTCGTGGAGTACCTGCGGGTGTTTCCCGATTACATAGCCACCATGCAGGGGCAATACCCGACGCTGTGGAAAGATGGCACATATATTGGGGTCAAAGAAGGCACACAGATGCCAATTGACCCGGTGTGGCTCAACAGGATGGCCGCCGCAGAAAAAATGCAATCACAAATTCGCAATCAATAATGGACGAACTTATCTCCCTGCTCGAACAATCGTTCGAGGCCGCACACAACCTCGAAGGCTCAAGCCACAAGGCGCGGGCCGTAAAACTCTATCTCCAACGGGCGATGGCAGAAGTGAACACCGAAAAGGCCCTGCAAATGCGCGGGCGCCTTGCCAAGGGCGACCGGAGCACGGCAAGCGACGGCACGGTTCAGAACAAAACGTCTGCCACCCGATTCAACCGCACACCGCCAAGCCAGCCGGTATTCGCGGACCCTTCCTTGGCCGCAGCCTCGACGATAGGCACTGCTCAACCTGCGGCAACTGAACAAGAGCAGGATGATGTCAACGAACTGTACCGCAAAATCGTAAAGATGTCGCCCAACGTCGTCGTGACGACCTATGGCGAAGGCGGTATCATCGGCATGATCAAGGCGTTGGACGGTGACCCCGAGCAGGGCAAGAAGCCCAATCAGAAGGCTGCGTACTTGCAGCAACTCATCCGAGAAAAGTTGGGAATCGCAAATGAGGGTGTTTGAAGTCACCATCGCCACAGCCGCGCTGGAAAACGGCAAGGAGGTGATGCGCTCCACCCGGCGCGAAATGTCTTTTCCGCAAAGCGCGGAGGAGATAACGATGCGCCAGTGGACAGACTTCCAGTTGCGCAAGAACGAGGCGCCGGACTGGTTCAAGGAATTGGAGCGGGCCGACAAGCCGAAGCGTGAGGCTATGATGAAGGAATGGGACGAGGAGCGCTGGGGCGAGTTTTTTTACACCATCGCCGACCTGATGACCTGCGTAGTGGACGCGAAGGCTGCCGACTTGCTCAGGATGTTCCCGCCGATAGCGGACGGGAAAACCGCACTGGCAACGCTGTACCTGGAACTGGACAGCATAATCAACGGGTACGAGCCGAAAGAGCGCAACACATTCGAGTGGAAAGGCCACACCTACGTTTGGCCGCAAAAGGTGGTGGACAACATGGGGCATCAGTGGTGGGGACAGGAACTGACGACCGCCGAGGCGATTGAGGCGCTGCAAATCGAGCACGTGTACAGCGCGAAGGACAACAGCGGGGAGTATATCCTTGCCGACCGAAAGTACCACGTTGACCGGGCACTTGTCGCTGTGTTGTCGCACAGGGTACTGAAGGACGACAGCATCGAGCAGGTACCGCTGGAATACAACGCAAGGCGGCGCTTTTTGGAAAACAGGATTGAGTTGTTCGCAGATGCGCCAATGTCCGTTTGTCTGGATATGGCTTTTTTTTTGCGAATTTCAAAGATTCGCTTGGCCGTCACCCGTACATCGCGTATGCGTTCTACACGCTCATAAACTCCGTTCAGGAGGCGGGGAAACTCAAGAACGCGCATCAAAAGTGGAATGTCTGGGGGTGGTATATCGTCCTGGACACCATCGCGGAGGGAGACCGATTCGGGCGGCCCGAACTGACCAAAATGGAAGGTGCATTGGCCTCGAACTTCTACGAGGCCATGATTTGGGTAGGAAAGCAACGGCACCTGCTTTCCGATGAAAAGCCGGAAAAGACATGACCGATCCAACCGAATTCTATGGCATCTGCGCGGCGATGGTGAAAGCCTGGCCAGCAACCTATCCGAACGCGGAAGGCCACGAGTACGTGGCAAAGCGCCCCAACACCTTCGCGGTTCTGCGCTCGTTGCAGGAAATCGAAGCCGACAACCTGAACAAAGCCATCGGCGCGGCGCGGCCACCCTACCTGTTTATTCGCGGCTACGACGCAAACGCCTACCGGCAAGGCATCAGGATAGAATACCCGCTTGTCGGGCTGGCAGAGGATACCATGACCTTCTTTCACCCCATCGGCGGCGGGGCGGTCAAGCAGCGACACAAAATCAACTTCTTTGTGATCGACCAGTTGCCGCGCGAAGGCACGTCGTACGCCGACCAGTACAGCATGAACCGCGCGGTCGAGGAGGTAGGCCGGGACTTGAGGATACTTGCGCTGCGCTTCCTGCGCTCGATGCGCAACTGGAAGAAACTCGAAATCCTGTCAGGGTCGTATGCCGATGGGTGGCACGATGCGCCGTGGGTGAAAGCGCACGGCGGCACATTCGAGGAGATTGAAACGCTGAGCCAGATACTCGTTGGCAATGCCGAAACGACCGGCGATTTGATTTATCAGGGCAGCGACAACACGGTTATCCTGATAACCAATTTGTATTTGGAAACGGACTATTGCCCGCCCGAAGTGGCGTTCAACTATGTGTACGATGGTGACGGCGTTCTTGTGACACCGGCTGAAAAATGGCTGTATGACAAATGACGCTGCAACAAGCCAGACAAACCTTCCTGAAACGATACGATGAGTTTGCTTTTGATTTGGCTCATCTGTTCATTCAGGAACTCGAAGACCAGGGGCACCGCGCCACTGGCAGGCTTATTGCGTCGGTGGTGGCGAAGGTGAAAGCAACGATGGATGCCATCGAGTTGGAGTTGTCGCACCTGGATTACGGCATCATAGTTAATACCGGCTTGAGTGCCGAGCGAGTGCCATACTCCCGGGGTAGCGGCGCGAAGTCATCCAAGTTTATCGAGGCGCTGATGGGCTGGATAAGACTCAGGGGGATTGGCGGCGGGCTGGACAAAACCGTCCGCGGCATCGCTTTCGCGATAGCAACGACGATGAAAAAGGAAGGGATGCCGACCCGGGGGAGTTACCGCTTCACGTCCAACGGGCGGCGTACCATGTGGATAGACTACATCTACAACCGGTACAATGTCCAGTGGCAGGACGATGTAGAGGTGATTACAGGTGACTATATTGAGGATGCGTTTGACGCGATGCTCGAAGAGGTGGCAAAGGCAAACGCGTCCTATTTGAGTTTTTCCAAAAACTGAACTTCGTTCGATTCTCGGTCATCGGGCATGATAATCGAACGAAGTTCACCAACGCAAGTAAACAATGGCACTCGTAGTAGTGGATGCACCGATCGGCGGACTTCTGTACGCCGCGTATGTGTCGCAGACGTTCATCGTCACGGAGACAGTTACGACCGGCCAGCCGCCCGCCGCGCTGGAAGTGGTGGTGAAGAACAACGGCGTGACGCTCGAAACGCTGTACTACGAAGCTATTGAAGTGACCAGCGCGGCAGGTACCGACACATGTACTTTCCGGCTGGATATTCGAGAGGTGATCCAGCAAATTTTTCTGCCCCGCGACCTGCTGCCTGTTTACGGCGCCGGCAGTGGCGCCCAGGCCGACTTTGGCTCGCCTCATGTCGCCCTGGTTGAATGTGAATTCACGCCGTGGAAGCCCGACGCAAACAACCTGCTCGTTAGGGACGATGCCAGTACGGAAACCTCCATTGCCTACCGGGTGATCAATGCCGTGCGTATCGAGGAAGAGGAGCCGAGCATGCAAGAGTTCTTTCTTGCTACCGACCGGCGCTTCCTTACTTCCAAGCCTCTGCGCACATCTACCGACCTGTTTACGAACGAATACCTGTACATGTACAACCGGGACGATATTGAAATCACCTGGATCGTGGAGTTCAGGCAGAATACAGGAATCTTTGCCGGGTTCCTTCGAAGTTGGGGCCGTGTCATCCCGGCAGATGACGAAAACAGGATACTTCGCCTTAGCGTGGGTGGTCTGAATATACTGAACATGGCGTGGGACGAAGAGCACATTATCGGGGGCGGGACAGAGATGGGCCTTGAAAACGACGACATTGATTACTACGAAGTATATGGCGCCGCTGCTGGAACAACCGATGCGATTACCGAAAAGCGGCGGTACTACGTCAAGTGGGAGCCAACAATATGCGTCACCTACCGGATTCACTTCCTGAACCGCCACGGCGTATGGGACTTTTTTCCGGTAAAGTCACAGCCAGGTGACGGATTGAAACTTTCTGACGACCCATACGAAAAAAAATTGCCTGACGACTTCATCTTCGGCTCATCGCCTGTCACGCGCTCGCACGTTCGGATGCGCGGGCAAGTTAAAGGCGACAAAGGATTTGAGGTCGAAGTAGCGGGCTTTACCGACAATCAGGCGGTTTGGCTGCAAGAACTCGCGATGACACCGTTCGCCTTTATCGAAAAAGAGCCAGCCGATCAGCCCGGGGCGCCAACGCGCTTTTATCCCATCGTCGTCCAAACGGACGAATTCGACATATCGGAAAAGAAATTCACGTTCACCTGTATCTACTCCAAACAGCGATTTAGCCAGCGTGTCTGATGCGACAAGTAGAACTGTATATCAATAACCAGACGATTGACTACAACGAGTTGAAGTCAATCCCGGCGTCTCTGCGAAAGCGGACGGATAAGTTCTTGGAAATCGTCGGCGCGGACGGGGCTGAGGTGGACAACGTGCTCAAGTCGCTGGCCATACCCGGCACCCCGGGCAATCAGGCCAAGTTGCAGTCGCTGATGCAGCAAAGTGCCCTGGGACGCGGCTCCACCCGGGTCGGTGTAAAACTGATAGTGAACGGCATTATGATTTTCGCCGGGCCGGGCATCCTTAAAAAAGCCACGAAGCGAAGCGGCGCGGCGGCTTCGCACCTGGTCGAACTGCTTGGCGATGGGCTGAGCCTCTGGGAAAAACTGGAAGGCCTGTCATTGCGAGAGTTGGACCTTGGCGCGATTACATGGACGTTCGCCGAAATACTTGCCAATTGGAACGACACAGACTTTTCCATATACAAGGCATGGTGGTGTCCTGCGGTGTACGGCACCGAGCGTGGAACCGGCACGTTCGACATCAAGGACTTTCGCCCGTCCATCGGGTACAAACCCCTCATAGACGCAATCTTCCGGCCTCACGGCTATACAATCGTATCCGAGTTTTTTGAAACCTACTTCTTTCGCCGCAATGTGCACCTGTTTGGCGTCGGCGATAAATGGAAGTTGGATTTCGATGTCTCAGACTACATCTTCAAAGGCAGTTTCGGAGACTTCACCACACTGGGTATCGCGTTCGGCGATGCCTATGTTACGCTGCTGTTCGACCCGGACGAAGACCCCCAGTCCATGTATTTCAATAACGGTGAGCCACAGTTTGACCCGGTGCAGCCTATATCACCACCCGGCCCTCAAAACGTAGTCAACCACGACTATGTGCAATGGCTATTGATACCGGCAAGCGGGATATACAAGTTCAAGGTTCGCATAAACACACAGGACTTGAGCGAATTGTTTGTGTTCGTGATGCGCGGCGCTACGAGCGTTATTGAGAAAACCTACACGGTAGCCATATCCGCCGAAGGATCGCCGGGCGTGACCGTCGAATTCGATTACCTGTTGGAGGAAAACGACGAAGTGTATATGTGGCTTTACGGCAAGGTCATCGTTGGCGCCGGTGTGATATCCAGGGTTCGCCACGTGAAGGTTGCTGTAAATCTGCTCGACACGCCGTTCATCGGCGCTGACATATCATTAGCCTCATGCCTTCCCGACGATGACCAAAAAGCGTTTCTACGCGGGATCACGCACCAATTCGGCCTTGTCTGGCAGGTTGACGATGTTACAAAGCGTGTATTTTGCGAACCACGTTTCGATTATACCCTGATCGAAGACGGCGCCGCGGTGACACGCAAGGGTTTTTACCGGCGCGATTACATTCCAAAAACCTATGAGATTGACGCCGAGCAGGTTGACCTGGAATACCTGTCACCGTTCGGCGACTCGCTGAGGATGGGGTATAAAGATGATAGCAGCGACCCGATGGAGAAAGCGACACTGGCCGAACTGCAACGCTCCGATCAGAAAAAGCAGCCCCCGTACTACGCCGACATCGAACTGCACGACCGGGGCGTAAAGGGCAAGAGTTCGGCAAATCCGTATTTCTGTACGCTGTACCAGGGCAAGCCGAGCGACATTCAGTTGCGCGAAGATTCCTATCTGCCACTACTACTGCCGAGTTCGTACAAGCGCGGCAACAAACTGCCGGGTATGATATGGACGCCTGAGGGCGGATCCGAGAAGCGGGAAGATATGCCGACGTATGAAACCAGCCCGAAATGCGGCATCATGTTCCCGGACGCATTGTCATTCGAGTTCCACTATAATGACACCGAGGTAACCTATTTCAGCGAGGGCGCCCGCGCGCCATGGGTAACGCAGCAAAAGTGGCAAGATGTCGGCGGCGGTCCCGCGCTGGCCGATTGGGATACCGATGTGGCTTATGCCGACCTTGAGGCGAAAGACAGCGCCCGGAACATCAGAGGCCTGATATCCTCATTTTACCCCAACTACATCTCGTGCATCAAAGAGGGACAGCAGTTGCGCGGCTCGATAAACATACCGCTGCCGACCATCGCGGCGCTGAGTTATCGGCATTTAGCGCGTCTGCCGTTCGATTCAAACGAATCAATCTGGATATTGCTCGAACTGGCAAACTATAAGCCACTGATTGCGGACGAATGCGACGGGACATTCATCAAGTACGTTGCTCCAAAAGGTGAGGATATGGATGCAGTGACTTATGATGACCCTGATTTGGAACCTATTGTACCTGACATCGCACCGGAAGAAATCGAATAAATATGGGAAGCGAACGAGTTATATCAATCCGGCTTACGCTCAAAGGAGCGGACGCTACCATCGAGCAACTGAGCACGGTGACAGCCGCTATTGCCAAAATCGGGCAAACGCTCAAAGACATCGAGGAGAAAACCAAACTCCTCCAGGTGCTCGAAACGCGGCTATCCAAACTGGGCGCTGAGCAGGAGCAGGTCAACCGTCGTTTGGATGCTGCGCGGGCTGGCACCGGTGGCGGCAACGAGTCCGTATTGATTGAGCGTCAGCAGAAATTGAATGTGGCGGTGGACGAAACGCGCAAATCAGTGACGCAACTTCGGAAGGAATTGCAGGGCGCGGAGGTAGGGTCGGACGCATACAAAGAACTGATTACGAACATCAGCAAGGCGAAGGGCGAACAGAAGTTGTTGAATGATGAAATCCGAAAGCAACAGGTCGCATTTGAGCGGACGCAAGTAGCCGCAGGGTCGTACCGGGATTTGGAATTGCAGTTGCAGCAACTGCGGGCGGAATACAAACTGCTGGGAGAGGCACAGATAAAGGCCGGGCAAGGAGACCCCATCCTGAAAAACATTCAGGCGCTCGATGCGCAACTGAAATCGATTGACAAAAACATGGGCGTCTATACGCGCAACGTCGGCAACTATGCCGGCGCGTTTGACGGCTTTGTTTCGGTCACACAGCGCCTCGCGCCCATCATCGGCCTGACGGTCGGTATTACAGAATTTGTCGAGGCCAACGCCCGCGCATCCGACGAGGTGGCGAACGTGGCAAAGACGGCCAACGCCTCCATACCGGCCATCCGCAAACTACAGGAAGAGTTGAAGTTTCGGGACACTCGCACAAGTTTGGTAGAACAACTCCAAATAGCGGAGATTGGCGGTCAGTTGGGCGTTGTAGAAAAAGACCTTGCCTCGTTCACCAAGGCCACGGACATTGTGACAGTGGCGCTCAAAGACGAGTTTGGCGGCTCCGTCGAGGAAGTAACCAAGCAGATAGCCACGCTGCGCAATGTGATACCTGGTCTCAAAACAGACGATGTCGGCAAAGACATCTTACAGATTGGCAATGCGCTCAACTTCCTTTCGGCTTCTGGCAACGCCACTTCGCCCGCCATCGCGGATTTTGTCAACCGGCTGTCCGGCATCGCAGGGCCGCTCGAAGTTGGCAAGGCATCGCTGTTCGGTCTCAGTGCAACGCTCGACGAACTGGGCGTGTCGGCAGAGCGCGGAGCGACCGCCGTTCAAAAAACATTGTTCCGCATCGGTGAGGCCCCGGACAAGTTCGCGCAGATTGCTGGGAAAGGCGCCGACGAGTTCAGGAAGATAGTCGAGACGGACATCGTTACGGCATTCGGGCTGGTGACCAAAGGGGCACAGGAAAGCACGGAGAAAAATACCGAGTTCATCCGACTGCTTGGCGAACTGGGCATCAAGGGAAGCCGAGAATTGGAGGTATTTGGCAAACTGGGGCAAAACTTCGATCTGCTGCGGCAGCGCGTCACAGAGGCCGGTCAGGCACTCGAAAGCACAGCGTCTGTGCAACAGGAGTTCGAGAAGAAAAACGAAACTTTTGGCGCGTCCATTGCCAAGGTCCGCAACGCCATTGTGAACCTGACAGTCAACACCGACTTTCAGGACTTCCTTTTGACCGGCATCAACTTGGTAGCGGACTTTATCAACGCGCTGGCCGGGCTGCCGAAACTTATACAGGAAAACAAGGCAGAGTTTTTTGCCCTGGCTTTGGCGGTCGCAGCGTTCAACCGCGAGGCCATCATAGCCACGCTCGCGAGCATACGCCAGTCGGCGGCTTACGCCCTGCTCACCGATGCCACGCGCCGGCAGACAATCGCACAGGGCATCCTGAATACAGTCGTGAAAGCCTTCCCGATACTTGCTGTTGTCGCACTTATCTACGGCGCCGTAAAAGCATACCAGGCGTGGACTGCTTCAACGGACGAAACTACCCGGGCGCAACAGAAACTGGCATCGGCACAAAAGGAGGTGGCCGAGGAAGCCGGGAAGGAAGCGGCGGTTCTCAACAAAAACATTGACATACTCAAGAAGGCTGCGTCGAGCACGACCGAACGCGCAGCGGCAATCAAGGCACTGCAGGAAGCCTACCCGGAATACCTGCGGGGTATGGACTTGGAAAAACTTTCGGTGCAGCAGTTGACCGACCTGCAAAGCCGGTTGACCGGGGAAATTATACGGAGCATCGCTGAGCGCAAGAAAGCCGCCGCGCAGGATGAAGAGTTTGCAAAAGCGGCAGAGGCTACCATCGCCCGGCAGCAGTTGCGCCAGCGCGGCAAGGTGTCGGTGCAGGACATCGGTACTATCGGCGAGGATCCGCTTGGCCTCAACAGCCTGATCGGTCGCACGACATTCATCAGCGACGACGCGGAAAAGGCCGCATTCAAGCGGGCAGACGAGTTCTACACCAAGGTGATCGAAGGCAGTACCAAGGCTGCTGCGGAAATAGAGAACGTTTTCAATGAGGCGTTTTCCCTGCGGAACGTAGGCACAGAAGAAATCGCCGCATCCGCCGCAAGGGAGGTGTTGGAAGATGCCGCAGAGAAAGCGGAGAAACAAAGGGTGAACCTGCGTAAAATGTCCATCGAGGAATTGAAGGCGCTGGACACTGATGCGGCAAAGGAAGAGATAGAGCGCCGGGAGAAGGCCGAAAAGCGGTTCAAGGAACTGGCCGAGCAGCGCCTCAAAGATGAAAAGTCGGCGGCTGAAAATATCTACCGGCTGCAACAGGACCTTATCAAACGCACGTTCGACGGGCGCATTCAACTGGCACGCAACGAAACGGCCAGCGCCATATCCGCGCTGGTCGGAACCCCGCAACAGATAGAAGCCCAAAAGCGTCTGCTCGAAGAGAAATTGCAGCAGACGATTGCGGCAATCGAAAAAGAACGTTCGGACGCTCAGGCAAAGGCACTGGCCGACATCGCAGCATTCCGACAGCAGGCAGCCCAGGCAGCAGCGCAGAGCGCAGAAGCCAGCAGCGGGCGGCAACTGGATGTCATCCGGCAGTTGAACAGCATTGACGAAACGAAGGCTGAGGGCTTTTTCAACCTCGAACAACAGCGCCTTGAAGAGCAGCGGCGGCAGGGCATCATATCGCAGGAGGAATACAACGATCGCACCGAGATACTGGAACTGCAACACCAACGGGCTATTTTCGAGATACGCAACGAATCTTTTGTTGCCGAAAAAACCCTGATCGTGCAGCAGCAGCAAGACAAACTTGCCCTGCTCGCTTCGGGGTTTGAGCAGGAACTGGCGCGGATAAACGAGCAGGAGGCACAGCGCAAAGCGGCGCTGGAACAACAACTTGAAACCGGCGCGATTGACCAGCCGACGTTCGATGCAGCCCAACAGGAAAACATAGCGGCGGCGAACCAGGCGCGACTGGATGCTGAGCGTGAGTTTCGGGAAGAGCAGGCGGTGATCATCCAGGACGCATCGCAGCAGATACTCGACATCGAAGTGGAGTTGGCAAACCAGTCGCTTGCCCTGCAGCAGGACACGGACGCGCAAAAACTGGATTCGGCCAAGCGCACCGCTGAGCAGATTGCCGCGCTGCAAAGTGCGCAACTGGATTCGGTAAGCGAATTTGTTGGTGGAGTTTCCCGGCTGTTGCAACAAGATGTGGAGAACCGGCGCAAGTACGGCGCTATCCTGAAGGTGTTGGCGCTTGCTGAAATCGCCATCAACCTGCGCAAGGAGTTGTCGGCCATCGCCCTGGCTGCGGTTCAGGCTGGCGCGGCCACCGGGCCTTTCGGCATCTTCACGGCTGGCGGCATCTATGCTGCGCAGGCGGCAACTGCCATCATACGGGCATCGCTCAACGCAGCGTCCGTACTGCTCCAAAAGTTTCAGTACGGCGGCGCCATTCCTACCGAGCAATCCATAGCGCGTGTGGAAGGCGGCTCGATACCCCGCGAATCGGGCGAAATCAAAGGAAAGTCACACGCAGATGGCGGTGTGAAGGCAATCTACAACAAACGCCTCGTTGAGTTCGAGGGCGGGGAATACCACTTGCGCAACGGCAAGGAGACGTACATCATCAACCGCAAGTCAACCAAGCAGTTCAAGGAAACGCTGCTCAGACTGAGCGATAAGCCCAACCAGTTCAGCCGCAAGCGGCGCGAACTGGCATCGCGCATAAACTCGCACGGCGGATGGGGCAAGAAATTTGCTGTGGGCGGTATAGCACCGGCGCCGCTCGATGTCAACCCGCTTGCAGCACCACAGGTATCCACCTCGAAAGAGGTGATTGTGAACGCTGCCAGCCGCGAGGATTTGGACGCTGTGCTGCAAGTCGCACAGGCCGCTATCGCGATGGCTGATGCGACCAACAGCCGGATTGACAACATCGTGGTGGTGAACGACCCGCTGGAAACCATCGAAAAAGGAAACGAGCAGGCAACCGTAAAACAGACGCGCAACCTATGACCGTAGCGAACCATTCAGAAAAGGATGTCCATGTGTACCGAATCTCAACCGAGGTTCGCGCAGATGTTCGCGCCGCGTATGAAAACTCCGAATGGCTGTGGCTTGTAAAAATCTGGAATGATCACTCCGTTACTAACCGCCGTCTTTGTGCCACCTGCCCGGACAGTATCCAAATCGTCAAGGCATTCACACCGCTACTATGGCAAGAGTAAACCTGAACGAAATCATCCGGGACGGTCGTTGTGCCACCCGGCAGGAAAAGAATATGTTGTTCATTGATTACGTCTGTGAAACGACCTGTATTCGTGTCATCAAGTTGATGTCAGAATGTGAAATCAATAGGATATTGGCACTGCATTTGTTTGATTACCATGTACTGCAACTCAATCGCGACAGGGGTTTAATGATTCGGCATATAGGGCTTGCCCTCGGCGTCACAAAATCAACGATGTACCGTTGGTTTCCCGCCCGCGCCGACCGCGAATCTGTTTACGACGAACCTCAACGTGATGCCCAAGTTTCTCCAGCACCTCAACGAAATTATTGATTCCTCTGCCGTGGCGCTGCTCAGCGCCCTTTCCCGCGTATTGTTCATGTCCGGCAATGACTTCAAATCCCGCGCCGCTACATTTGTGGCCTCTATCTGCGCGGGCCTCGTGGCGGGCATCGTCGTGTCCAACTTCGAGTCGTTCAACTCGTGGGGAGACCTGATTGTATGCGTCTCTGCCCTGTGCGCCCGCGAAACGATTGACTGGATCGCAAAGAAGATGGCCAACCCTTTGGCTTTTTTTTGGGAACTTCGCAGCCAAAAGCAACCCGATGACAAAGATTCTGACAATCCTTAACCTTCTTGGCAGCGCCTCAGCCTTCGCTTACCTGCTGTGGTGCATGCGCTCCACGACCCGAGATGACGCTCACCCGCTGCTGATTAAGTTCGAGTGGGGCCTGCTCACAGCGTTGGGCCTTACCTTCCTGCACCAACTCCGGGTGCTTGTCGGAGACGCGCTGCCGGCATATATCCCGTCCGGATTCTCGCATCTGACGACATGGGTTTCGGCGTTTTTTTTCGCCCGTTACCTGCGTATGAATTTCAGATAGTTTCCCACGCATGGGAATAAAGCGGCGCAACGGCACGGGTCTTGTCTCACCTTTGCGCTATGCCGAGGAAATTCATTTTTGGGGACAAGGCTATTACAGCCACCAACCGCGCAGGCAAGCCGGTGAACATCGCGCCTGCGATGAACCTTGCAGGTGGCACCATTAACATCATGATATGGGGGGAAATCTCCGAGTGGTGGGGCGTCAACAGCCGCGACGTGTACTGGGCGCTCAAGGGCCAGAACGTTTCCCAAATCAATGTTTTCATTTCCTCGCCGGGTGGCGAGATTGACCAGGCGTTCGTCATCCACGACATGCTGCACGGCCACCCGGCCAATGTCACGGCCTATCTCGTGGGCCAGTGCGCCAGCGCCGCCACCATCATTGCCTGTTCAGCCGACGAAGTTATCATGTCCAACCAGTGTATCTATATGATACACAAGCCGTCGTGGATTTGCTGGGGCGATGCCGAGGAAATGAAAAAGGCGGCTGAGATTCTGGACAAATACCAATCGCTTATCATCAACGTGTACATGCGCAAGACCGGCATGGATGCCGCCGCGCTCAACACGCTGATGAACGCCGAAACTTGGTTCGAGCCATCGGAGGCGCTTGCAATGGGATTCGCCGACAAGGTTGTTGAATCCATCGAGGTGGATTTTCTGCTTCCTACAACCGGCGCTGAGCAACCGCAAGAAGAAACCACATTCAGCAACACAAGTACCTACCGGGTAGCGGCGCTTGCCGCCCTTGAAAAAGGCATGCGCCCGGCGAATAAAGCGGACATCCGCAAACTCAAACTCTCACGTACAAAATCTACTAACGTCATGTTCGGAACAGACTTCTTCACCAACATACTTGATTTCCTGCAAGGCAAAAAGGCGCTTGCCAAAAATGCCAACCTCGACGAGTTGGCCGAAGAATTGGCCGAGGACGAGGAGTTGGCGGAAACGCTTCAAAACTCGGCCATTGAAAACGCAGTCAATACGGCGGTCGCCAAGGTCAAACCAACCGCGCTCACCATGGAAAGCCTCGTTGCGCTGGTCGAAAAGGCCGGGGACGACGATAAAGCCAAAATCGCCAAGGCGCTCAACATCCAGCCCGCTGAATCGAAAAAGCCCAAAGCCGGTGCATCCGCTGAAGGTGATGACGAGGAAAGTGAAGAGGAAGAGGGCGAGGACGCCCTGACCGCGCTCACCAACCAGTTCACTGCGCTGCAAACGGAATTGGCGAACCTGAAAAAAGGCGGATCGGCCACCGCGCCGACCAACGGCAAAGCGCCGCTCAAGGCCAAAAAAGACGGCGAAGAATCCACCGGCAAGGTTTCGGACGCGCAACTCAAAATCGCCAATGATTCCCTTGCAAAGGGCTACATCACCGCCGAGCAATACGAAAAGGTGACCGGCCAGAAGCCGCCCGCCCGCAAAAAAGGGTAAGGAGGGATCGCCTTCAAATTGACCGACACAACTACTACTCACTCAAGCAAATAAACACAAAAGCATGGAACCTGTTATCCTGCTCGATTTGGACACCCATGATGCCAACGCGCTTGTGTTGGAACCGGCGTTCAACTACGACAACGTGTTTCAGCGCAACCTCAACGTCTATAAATTCGAGATAGGCGTTACCAAGTTCCGCATGACGCACCTCAGCCGTCCGACGAACGTTCTCCAGCCTAAACTCGGCTGCGATGACTGGAACCCGACAGTCAACTTCTCGCTGCGCCCCTGGGAAATCAGCAGCGTAGAATACGAACTGATGGGCGAGCAGTGCCCGGACGAGTTCGACCGCGGCTGCGCCCGCAACCTCAAGAACAGCGCCGACGAACTCAACCGCTTGGGCGGATCCAACCCCACGGTGAACGCCATCGAAATGGCCATGGCCATGCAGACGCGCCGGGCGCTGGTTGACAGCATCTTCAAAATCGCATGGTTCGGCGATGTGAACTTTTCGGCGAAGGTCACTGCCGGCGCGGTGAACATCTCGGCACTTCCCCTGAAAGAGCAGCAGAAACTTACCCGGATGCTTGAGCATCACAACGGGTGGTGGAGCGAAATCCAGGCCCGCGTCGGCGCCAGCGGCGAATACGTCAAGGTGCGTTACGTGGACAGCAATGACGGCACATCGGGCGGCAACGCCACCGACCCGGCAAACATCGCTGACTACCTGCGCGAACTGCGCATGGCCGCCCACCCGATTCTGCAATTCTGGAACCTGGACCGCCCGAAAGTCGAGTGGCCGGTGTACCTGTTGCAGCGCGGCCTGTTCGACGCCCTGTTCAAATACTACGAATCACTGGGCACCGAAATCGCCAACCGCTTCATCATTGACGGCAAGCCGGTCGAGAACGCCCTGGTGTTCGAGAACTACACGGTACTGATGATGCCGGAGTGGGATATGTTCGACTTCGAGACGGGCAAAATGGCTGCCAACGGCCAGTCCCTGACTCAGCGGGCAATCTTCACAGCACCCGAAAACCTTTGCGGCGTGGCCCATGCCAACACCCTCGAAGGCGCCCCGGAATCGGCTCTGGTCATCCAGAAATCGCCGCTCATCAAAGACAAGGGCAAGTCGTGGATGTACGCCTCTTTGGGCATCGGCTTTGGCATCGCCCAGCCCATTCTGATGACTGCCGGCTACAACTCGTCTGAAACCTACGCATAGTAACCAATCGGTTTAAACCCAATCTTTTAACGCTAAACATTCTCAACAATGAGCGTCATAACCGCAATTACATTGGCGGCATGTCCCAAAGCGCGGGCAGGGATTAAAACCCTTTGGGCCGCAAACTGTGCGCAGGTGGACACCCTCACGTTCAACGCCACGCGAGAGATCACGGCCATCACCATGGTCGTGGCAACGCCGGTCAACGTTTTCAAACGCATAGACTTCGAGGAAAACACAGCCTTTTTCAACCAAGCCAAAGTGCGCAACAAATCGGCGGTCAACGTCACGCAGACGATTTCGTTTGTGGAACCGGGCTTGTCGAACACGGTGCGCAACGCCCTCGAAGACCTCAACGGAAACTGCTGCCTGCACGTCATCGTGCTGGACAACTCCAACAACTACCACTACGCTGGCATCTCGTTTGATACCGAGTCGGAAGAGTGGAGTTCCGACAAGATGAAAACCGGCGAAGGTTCGTCCAACACCAACACCGACCCGACCGCTGACCAGGCAGAATACATCGAGACCGTTGTCGGCAACTCGGTGTTCTACGCGCCCTTCTGGACGCTGGGCGAGGCAGGCATTCCGGTGTAGCCCTGGCGGTTTGGCTCTCCGGAGCCTGTCCGCTTTACATTCATCACTCAAACATAAATTCAGATGGCAGACATAGCCGCGCCCCAGGGCGCAGAACAAACAAAAGGTTTTAAGGTGCTGCGTCAGCAAGACAACCTTGTTACCATTTGCAAGGCCGGGAAAAAAGTCGTGTTCCTGAACCACGGGAGCAAGGATGTTGACTTCCCGACCAAAGGCAATACCGTAAGGCCTGCCTCGCAAGAACTGCTCAAAGCGATTTACGACACCGACGAATCGTATGCGCAGTTGATTGAAGCGCCGAAAGACCACAAAGCCCCCTGGCAGCAGGGTAAATAACTGAGGAATGACTACCGACTTGGCAGCCTACGAAATTGATGGGAGTTGCGGTAGTTGCCCGGACGAATCGAATCCGAAAAGGACGCGATTCAGCCGCCGCAAAACCGGGGCTTTCGGAGACGTGTACGACCCGGTTGCCGAGGAGCTGCGCGACGTTGAACTCGCGCCCATGATTTACGGGTCATTCCCGATTGTGCCGTTCTTTGACAATTCCGATGCAACCCTTCGCGTCCTTCGCCGGATGCGCGAACTGTCACCTACCCACGCTTCCTGTGTGGGCAATATCCGGGACTATGTGTTTGGCGGTGAACTGACCGTCCGGCGCTACGTCGAGCCGGGCATGGCCTTCGATATGGAGCAGGATACCGAACTGAGCAAGCCGGAAAAAGCGGTGTTCACAAATTTCGTGCGCTCGCTCAACCCGCAACTGACGTTCGAGCAGGTCCTTGGAGAAAGCATAGGCATCTTCGAGAACCTGAAAACCTACGGCAACGGCTTTTTCCGCATAGACGCGGTTCAGGTAACGGGCAAGTGGTTTTTCTACTTCGAGTCGGTGGACGCCGAGAAGTGCCGCTACCTGGCAACAGAGCGCGGTGAGGACAAGGTGATAGTCATTTCGCCGGAATGGACGGCGCTGTACATCCAGAACCATCCGCCCGAATTCGTGGACGTGTACCCACAGTGGTCGGACTACGGAGACGGCAGGATGTCCACCATCATCCATATCAAAAACAAGGTGGTGGGACGCGACTGGTACGGGCTGCCGGATGCTTTCGGCTCGCTGTACTGGCAGTACCTCGAAGTACAGCAAGGACAGCACGGAACGGAAGGCTACGCCAACGACTTTATTGCGCGGGTTTTCTTCGAGATAACCGCCGAGGAAGATGACGACGGCGACGAGGACGATTTCGACGCCGCCGTTCGCAGGACCTTCACCAACCAGGCATCGCGCTACGGAGAGCAGCCCAAGCGGTACATGATACGCCGAAGGCTTCCGACCGACCCGGCTGCGCTGGTTCACGAGTTCAAGGCCAACACCGAGCACCAGTACCACTCCGTGATGTCAGCGACCGCTGAGCGCGAAATACTGAAGGCGCACAACTGGCACTCTGTTTTGCTCGGAGCGCCGACGCCGGGCCGCATCGGGCAGAATGAAGAGTTCAAGGAGGTGTACAAACAAAAGTACAACTCCGTGATCCGGCAGTGGCAGGAGCGTTCATTGCGCCCCATCATTCAGGGGCTTCAAGCCTGTGAAATGCTGCTTAACGGACGGCTCGACATCACAACGCAATACTCGTTCGGCCTTTTCAATCTCTACGCGGAGTACCTGAAAAGCGAAGCGAACGCACTCAAGGAAACCAAGAACCCCAACACACCGCCTGACAACGCTGACGATGGCACTGACGTATGAATTCGGGAGCGCCGAAACGCTCATCACGCCGCAAGAAGTAATAGACTTCGGGCCGGTTGATCCAGCCTCGTATGGGGAGAGCCGGAAACAGAACATTAGTGTCAGAGAAGAAAAGTTCTTTATCAAGTGCATGGGAATGGCGATGTACAAAGTCCTGATGGCCGACAAGGTGAAATACCGCACGGTAGCGGGCACGGGCATTGTGGTGTACGTCAACTTCCAGGAAGGAACGGCGTACGCATCTGGAAATGTAGTGCTGTACAAGAATCGGTTGTACAAAGCGAAGTCGGCGACGACAACGCAACTGCCGACCGACGAGGGCTACTGGGCGCTGGCGCCGAGGTTTGCAACCGATGAGTACAATTACCTGTGGGAACGCTACCTGCGCACGCTCCTTGCCTTCGCGATCAACAACGACACGGTGTTCTACCGCATCGTTTCTGACACTCCGATGGGCGTGGTGCAAAAGTTTGAGGAAGGCAAATCAAGGGCGCTTGACGTGAAAAGCGCCGGCAGATTGAAACAGGAATATATCCTTGACATTGACGACATGATGCACACGATGGACGTGTTCATCCGCGACAACCCGGAATCGTTCCCGGACTATGCGCCCCTGAAAGACAAGTGCGTAGATTGCGCCCCAAACAGAAAGCGGCATTATGGATTCAACACGAACAAAAGCGCCGGCGCCTGAGCCTTGCAACAAGGGGCTGGCAGACGCGGTAAGCCTGACACTCAAATGGATTGACGATGGTTTCAGGCTGGAAAAGGTGAGCGAAGAAACAGCAGCGATGCGGATTGCCATTTGCGAGGGCTGCACAGCGCATTTTATTACAGAGGAAAGACGGTGCGACATTTGTTGTTGCCCGATGGACTTCAAGGTTACTTTGAAATACGACCCCATTCAGGGGATAATGAAAAAAACGCTTATCGCCTGCCCTGCAAACAAATGGTAGGCATCATCATTCAAACGTTCAGAAAATGAGCACATCCTACGACGGCTTCATTTTGAAGCGCAACAACCCGGACGCGAATCCTTCCAACGCGCTCAAATTCACCAACCTGAGCGGACTGTGTTGCGGCGACAAAGCAGCCGCCATAATCTGCCGCTATACCGCGACAATCGCTTCGGTTTCCGGCACCACCGCCGTTGACCAGGTGAACATCGGCGGCACTACATACACCCTCGACGGCGCGTACCTGGTCAACCAGGAGCGCGAACGCGATGCGCTGGTAGCCAACCTCGAACGCCTGGTAAACAGCCTTGGCTACGACGGCACCGGCAACATCCGCGCAAACCTGACCTCTACCACGCTCACGGTGGACGTTGATTACAGCGACCTCGAATTCGGCTGGCTCGAAGCGGACACCAACCCGTTCATACCGACTGCCTGCCAGATGATCGGCGACGTGAACACCGGCCAGTGCGACGCGGGCGCGACCGCAGCGGTTGTGGCCGAAACGGTGGTCGTGAAGCCTTACAGCACCGGGACGATTACCAACGTCACGATTGACGACGGCGGCGGCGCGGTGTACAACGGTGACCTTACGGACGGCGTTACCGGCAACGCTACGGTGACAACGGATGCGACCGGCCAGAAGGTAATCACGCTCAACGGCGCTGCGGGCGGCGAAAACTGGACAGGAACCGTGACGTTCACCATAACCATCACGCAAAGCGGGTGCAGCGTGTGGACGCGCATTATCAAACTGGTACTTCCGTAAGGAGACGACATGAGCGTAATCACGCCTATAAATCAGGTACTCTGCCCAAGTGCGCGCGCCGGACTGGTGGCCATTTGGGCAGTGCCTTGTAACGAGGTGATTGATGTGCTCGTGGATCCGATATTGCACACCGTCACGAACGTGATTCTGGAGGTTGGGTCGGAGTGGAAACGGATAGAGTTCGAGCCGGGAACCGCGTACCTGATGCAGGAGAAGTTGATAGCGAAGGGCTATACCGAATACGTAAAGCAGACAATCTATTTCGAGGAATACGGGCTGTCACCGGCGATGCGCAACGCCCTGGAGGACCTGAACGGAAACTGCTGCATGAATGTAATCGCCGAGGACGAGGCAGGGAATTACCACTACTGCGGAATCTCGGTGCGGGACACGGACGAGTTCAACGACAACCTGCGGACTGCGGACGGCACGAGCGAGACGGGCGCTGATCCGGAGACGGATATTGCGAAATACACCGAATCCCTAACCTGCATCTGTGATTTCTACGCCCTGATCACCATTGACCCGAACGACTATAACCCGTTGTTCTGGCGGAAACCGGACGACAATTTCTGGACCAAGCCGGACGGCAATTTCTGGACGATAAAAGGAAACTGATATGCCGAGCGATTATCCGCACCTGTTCGACGACATTGGCTTTTTGAATCGCCAGACGCAGCTGTACACCCAGCGACGGCAAAATTCAGAGCCGCCCGAGAACTACAAGTTCAACATCGAAACGATGTTGTCATTCGTCATCACTGAATTTCAGTTGATTACGGCAGACAACATCACCTATACGCACTCGCAACTCACGCCTTCAGCCACATGGACGGTATTGCATAACCTGGGCCGTGATGTACAGGTGCGCTGTATTGATGATGGAGACAATAACATTGTCGGCGAACCATTCAACGACTCGTCGAATCAAATCACAATCACATTTACAACGCCGGTCGCCGGTATAGCTATCGTAACATGAAATATCTGCACGAAATAGATGCCTCGAAAGCCAACAGGCTTATCGTGCCCATCTTTACCAACCTCGCGGCCTTTCCGTCTGCCGCCACGTCGGAAGCGTCTCTGGCTTATGCCAACGACACCAACCTCATCTATTACTCCAACGGCTCTACGTGGGTAAACCTCACCGCTGCTGCCGGCGCGATGAACTTCATAGGCGGTATTGCCTTCGATGCCGCAGAACCGGGTTCACCGGCCACCGGCGACACCTACGTTTTCACGACTGCTGGCACCAACACATGGGAAGGCTCGAACGTGGTGGAAATCGGAGACCTGGCTATCTGGGCGGGATCTGCATGGACATTCGTACAGAACAATATCGGCGCTGCCAGCGAAACCACACCGGGCTACGTCGAACTCGCCACCAGCGCGGAAACCATCACAGGCACGTCCACGACACTTGCCACACACCCGGCCGGCGTTACGGCTGCAATCAACGCCAACCGCGTTACGTCGGTCGGTGGCACGGGCGGCAACACGCTCACGGGTGACGGCACCACTACGTCTTTCGCGGTCGTACACACCGGAAAGAACACGCCGTGCGTAGCGGTTCGGGAAACGACGCTGGGCAACTACGTAGCAGTGGATATCACGTTTACGTCGGCTACCGGCTTCAATATCATTTTCGCCATCGCTCCGGCAGCATCGCCGACCTACACCGTAAGCATATCTTAATTCCGGCACATGAAGCACCTGTCTGAAATAGACGGGTCGAAGGCCGGGAGAATGATTGTGCCGACATACGCCAACAAAGCGGCCTTTCCAACGGCTTCGACCTCAAATGGCTCGCTTGCTTATGACGATGCCTTAGATGATCTGTATCATTCAGATGGTACGGATTGGATATTGCTGACAAAGGAGAAAACTTTTAGTCTTACAGCTGGAGGAATCGATACTATTGACATTCCGGCAGGCAGATTGATCGGTCATATTATTGTAACTGCCGCAAGCGGATCAGGAACAGTCAATATTGGAATCACTCCAGCCGGTACTGAGGTAATTGAAAGCGAATCGTATAATACCAGTGGAAGACCATTTACCATAGGCTGGTGGTTTCCATCGACATCGACTCTTTACTTCAGTACTTTTACTGGCACCATAACCGTCAAAATCTTTTACGCATGAGAAAGATAATCCTGTCATTATTTTTTACCGTGTTGTTTCTGAGCGTTCATGCCCAGAATTTTACAACAGGCACCTGGAACAAAGTCAACGCGAAAGACACACTCTGGCTATCTGGCCGTGGTCTTGCAGAAGTCGTTTATTCTGTGCTGTCTACGTCCAAGAACAACGAGATACCAACGGCAAAATCAGTTTGGGATCTCGTACAATCTCAAATCGGAGACAAGATTTCCGGGACAGGAGAGGCGCCTCGAGTAGCATACTTCACCGGAGCAGATCAAATCGGAGGAGACCCGGATTTGACTTTTGATGATGCAGATAATATTTTGCTTGTTCAGGATATTACACTTGATGGGTCAAATAATGAAATAACTGCACAAAGTTTTAACGGCGAATATTTTGGCATGTCCGGTTTAAATGCTGCTGGCTATGTAGTAAGTACGGCAACTTCAGGAGCATCGTCTGGAGCATACCTGGCTCTACGATCAAATGATAATTCACCCATGGCCAACGGCGACCGGCTTGGGGCAATTACATTTGGAGGAGCAACAACAGGACCAGGGTCCTCGAATGAAGGGATAAAACTGGAGGCTTTTGCTGAGGGCGCATACTCAGGATCATCGCAACCAACAGGCCTTCGAATATCAACTATTCCAACCTCAAGCAATACCGCGACAGAGCGATTATGGTTATCTCAAAATGGAGACTTGAGCATTCTTGGCGGCAAAGAAAATAGATGGTGGGATACGGACGGTTCGAATTATGTAGGGTTCAAGGCGCCGGCGCTATCATCCAACTACACCTATACCCTACCAACTGATTTTGGAACTATCGGATATCAGCTTACTACTGATGGCTCAGGAACATTGTCTTGGACTGCTCAATCAGGCGCGGTCTCTCAACCAAATTTACAAATCGTTTCAGGAACAGGAAGTAGTATAACCTCGAGCGCAGATTTTACCCATGACATAACCAACAACCGGATATTTGCTCAGGACACATTTATGACCTATGAACCGGCGTTTATAAACGTTCCATCTGCATGGAGATCGAGAATGCTTGGACGCCCTGATATGGGAATAGTTGCGCAGCATACACAAGCAGATCCGTCCGCATTGACTCAAATGAGTTTGGCGTATTATACTCTTGGTGTTGGTGTTGCAACCTCGTCTGCTGCTGCAACAGCGTGTCCATCAATACGATTTTACAAAGCAAAGGTTTCTGCTGGCAATGCCGTTGCCGGAACCGCTGGAGAAAGCCTTGCGTTTTTCGGATTCCAGAATCACAAGGGGGATGTTACCCATTTCAATGACTTTTACAACCATACTAATGGCGGTTACATATTCAACGCAATTATAGACAGCGTTGCGTCTGATGGCTCTGTTTCAAGTCGTACCGATTTCTACGCCAAACCAATAACAGGAACAGCGGCGGCTCCATCGGGTACTAGGTTTCTCTCTGGTCGCGGAAGTGGCGATATATACTTACCTGCATATTCGCCATCGAGAAACGATGCTGGAACTCCAGCAGTTGTTCTTTCGGTAGATGCATCGAATAGGGTAACCGCGCATCCTGTTTCTGAATTGCCTGGAGGCGCTACCGACCACGGCGCTCTTACCGGGTTATCTGATGATGATCATACTCAATACCTGCTTTTGGCTGGCCGATCGGGAGGTCAAATAGCTACCGGTGGAACAGCATCCGGAGATGACATCACATTGCGTTCGACTACCAATGCAACAAAGGGAGATGTCATATTAAATGACCAGGGGGGCAATGTAATAATTGGCGGCGGAGAGTTTTCTGGAGAATTGAGATTTCTGGAGCCGTCAGGTTCTGGCTCGAATTATACCGGATTCAAATCTGGCGCCATGAGTGCAGATCAAATGTATACGCTTCCAATAGATGTCCCGGCAAACGGAGAGGTCTTAAAGTGGAATACAGGTGGAACGCTCTCATGGGATACTGATGCGAGCGGCGGCACCAACTATCAGACATGGAAAAAAGACGGTACCAGCGCCACACAACAGCCAAATGCCAATTTTGTTACCTCGAGCACTATTGCGCCTACCCTTACAAACGATGCAGGAAACTCTGAAACAGAGGCTTCATTTGATATAGTGGCAAACTCGATAAACGCATTCCATCTTAACCAAATGGGTGCCTCAACAAATCAGGTGTTGACATGGGACGGGTCAACATGGGCGGCGGCATATACTACTGATGACATCTATCCCTCAGATATTACGGTAGATGTCAACGATTATTCGCCTACCGGATGGTCAACTAATTCTGAGGTTTTTATATCGTCAACTTCTATACGTACGATTACTGGATTTGAAGCTCTGCCTGGAGGAACAGTAAGGCACATAATCAATGATGGGGATTATCCATATGTGATTGCTGCTCACCATACGGCAAGCAGTGTCGGCAACAGAGTTTTTGCCCGGGAAGACATAATAGTTTTGCCTCAAGATGGTGTTACGCTGGTTTACAATAATAACGCCTCAAGATGGTTTGTCGCTGGAAGTTCGTTTAATCCTACAAAAATGGGAAGCACAAATAACGGCATCTATTACTATCAAGCACCAGGCAGTACAAACCAGTCAGATCATTCGTTTCTTGGTTTTGCAAATTCAGGCACCAGCTCAGGAAACGCCAACGCAAATCCGGCATCTAAAAAAGCAATTTCATGGGAACTCGCAACCGGTACTACAGCCGCAGGAGTAGCAACAATATATTTCCCCAAAAACGCCAATAACTATACAAGAACAGGAGACGGTCATATCGTAATACAAGCAAACGTATATGTCCCAACCCTATCAACTGGATCACAGCGATATACACTGCAAGTTGGTATCATACCAAACGCCAACACGACCACCCTGGCTGTAAATAATTCAGTAGTGGTTCGATATAAAGATGATGTCAACTCAGGGAAGTTCGAGCTTGTGACCAGGAACAGCGCTGGCACCGAAACGGCAGTAGACTGTGGTGTAACTGTTGCCGCCAACACCACCTACCAGATAACTGTAGTATTAAATGAAGCCTTGACAGAAGCAAGAGCATATATCAATACTCCGGGAGCAGTTACGGCATTTGCAACAAATACCTCAACTATGCCAAACAGCGCGGTTAGTGTTGGCGGTAGATGCGGTATTTTCGCTTCTGTGGGCACCACCACTAAATTGCTCAACGTCGGGTTGATTTCCGGTTTCGTTGTCTTGTAGGTATGAAAGATCGCAAAATTCAGGCGTTTTTATCACTGGCTGTGATTGCTGGTATGTGGAGATCGGTTGTCTCCAGGTTTGGCAGTATTCAAAAGCACCAGAGAGTAGTTTTGTTGCTGGGCGCCGGCGCCGCTACTGGAGCATTGATCGCATTGATAATAAGAACATTTTTGTAGATCATGAAAATATTCATTCAAAAATACTTACCGGGTTTGTCGATGCTCGGTTTATGGTTCGCTTCTATATTGTGGTTAGTGAGCAGATTATTCGACGCCTAAAAGAATCAGACTGTTTCAAATCAATCTAAACGCATTATGAACTCAAACATTCTTACTCAACTCGTATCTGCAATTCTGTGGATTTTCGCCCTGGCCGGTTTGCAAATCAGCCCTGATCAGGTAGCGTCTGATGCCGTGGTGTCAATCACTACGCAAAACTGGCCGCTTTTCCTGATGCTGCTTATCAACATCGGCAACTCCATCTGGCAATGGTCACTCACATGGAAAACCAACAAGCCCAACTTTATCCTGTTTCTCCGAAGTCACAACTGGTGGGCCTCCGTCCTGAACGTCGTGTTTGCAATCGCCCTGCTCAATGGAATTGTACTGCCCGCAGACGCAGCCCATCGGGTCGTGGAATACGCTTTCAGCGGCGATTGGTGGGGGCTGGCCGGTTACGCGCTGCCTGCAATCATAGCGCCCATCGTGACGTTCCTGACGAAGAAAAAAGCCGACGCACTGAAAGCGCAGGCAGGGATACGCACATGAACCGGACACGAGGCATCGGCACGGCAACCGGCGTACTCGTGGCAATCATACTCAGGGCTTTCACCTGACCCGGCATCAAATCAATTCAACTCTGTTGTTTTGATGTTGCAGGCCCCGTTGCGCTTTGCGCTTCGGGGTTTTTTGTTTTGGTTAAAGTCGCGTTACAGTCGAAAAATATTTTGTTCAAAGTGTTGCGCAATCAGTTAAAGCGGTTATCTTTGCAACACATTTAAATAACAAGCAATAATTTTCAACTTAACACTTCTCACAATGGCAACGAACAACATTCAACCCGCCCTCGCAAACGACACCAAATCTGAATTTGTCGCTCTGGCAATGAAGCACACCCAACCAAAGGATATGAGCGACATCCAGCGCGATTGCCA